GTTTGTATAAAATTGTTACGTTCGTATAAAATCCCGATAGTGTTCCATTAGGCCGACATAGGCATTTAATAATGAAGCTGTTCCATCAATGCGTTGCTTGGCACTTTGGCTCTTTATTGGGACTATATTGCCGTTTCTGTCTGTTTGGATTCCTGTATTAGTCAAGCACCATTCCAATATAGGATTTCTGTTATAGTTTACCTTTTTAGATTGTAAGTCCGCTCCCAATTGTTGCATTGGTAAGGAAAGCGTTTTCGCCCCTTGGATACAACGAATCATATTAAAGCCTTGGTACTCCATTTCATCCACCCAATATCTAGCAGAATAGCTATCATAATAAACCCAGTATGCAGAAATACCGTGTACTTTCAGCATTTCAATGAACCATGCCGTTATATCTGAGTAGGCTATGCTGTTTCCAATGCACGTTCGTAAAAGCCCTTGCTGGTGCCATATGTCATAAGGGATTTTATCTTGCTGGCCACGTTTATATAGGTTGTCTGCGGGAATCCAGTACATTTGATGTACACATCTTTCCTGCGTGGCCTTGTCTATCATTAGAAGCGTGGCACATGTTAAGTCTGTGGTGATGGACAAGTCCGCGCCCCCTATGGCGTATTGGTTGCGGAATTGCCCTAAGTCAAATGTGGCCGGGTTGTGTATATCGTCAAAAGATAACCAGGCCGTAGAAACTGTATCCCTAATATTAAAATCCTTGGTAAGTATCCCACTCAAGTCTTTGGGGCTGTTTTTGGCCTTTTCTACTTTGCGCTCTAAGTCATCCAGCTTTTTGATTGCCCCAAGGCCGGGGTTTGCTTTCATCCAGGCCGACGGCTCTTGCCATTCTTCCCGTGCGTCCAGTTCATATAGTATAGGAAGGAACCTATCATCTTGAAAATGTCCATCAACGATATTGCAAGCATAACTGTACATATCATCAAAGATACATTCCCTAATTGTACCAGCGGTTGTAATCATGATTAACATAGGTTGCCGTCTTGCGCTTTGGAACTGCTGCATGACTTCATATAATTGTCTGTCTTTAATTCCGTGCAATTCGTCAACGATAATTAGGTGTGCGTTCAATCCGTCCAGTGTGTCCGAATTCTTTCCCAATGCCTGAAATTTTGACATGGTGGCTCCAAAATATAAATCCGTTTTACGTTTTCTTATGTGGCTGGATAGGTTAGGGCTTTGCAGTACCATATTTTGGGCTTCGTCGAAAACAAGCCTGGCCTGGTCTTTTTTCGTTGCAATGGAATATACCTCACTGCCGTTTTCACGGTCGGCCATAAGCATATAAAGCGCAAGCCCGCTCAATAAAGTTGACTTACCATTTTTTCGACCGCACAAAAAAAGGCTCTCGCGGTACTGCCGCTGGCCTGTCTCTACTTCTATGAATCCGAATAACGCGGCAAGATATGCCCGCTGGAAAAGTTCTAACTTTACGGATTTTCCGCCCCATTCCCCTTTGCTATGCCTACAAAATGCCTCAATAAATTGTATAGGCCGTATGGCTCGGGTTTCGTCGTAAACATAAGTACCAACTTTATTAATATCATTAGTAAGGCGTTTGTATTGTTTTTGAACCCTTTTTGATACAATTGTGGTACCGTTTACAATTTGTTGATAGTATTCTTGTATCGGGTTCATTTTTGCCCTTGTTTCGCGCTTGTTTGGGGTGATAAAGGCGTATTAATGCCCTCAAGACAAAATTCCAAAAGTGGGTCTTTTACTACTTCTTCCGCTTGTTTTGGCAACAATTCAATGAATTTGCCATAAGTCAAAATGTACCGCTGAATGGTAGTATTATAGGCTTTTAACGCTGGATTCTCTCTAACGAATTCTTGTTTACCCTGCTTAAATAGTGAAGTTGTACCCTTTTCTATTATTTGTGTTTGCAAATCGTTAAGAGTTCCATCCATAAAATGCAGTTTGTTATACAAATCCTCAGCTATTGGGTGTTTATCTTCTGGAATAGTGTCTAATAATCGTCTAACTTTTTCAACGTCTACAGGTTTTATTTTCCTTTTCGGCATATTTCGCTTCCTTTCTTTATAGTTTTTTGTAACCCGAACCCCTCCCCTAATATGGGGAAATCGTGGGAGAGGCACAGAGAGGTGGGGGTCGGTGGTCGGGCTCCCCCGTGCGCTGGACAGGGTAGGGGGGTCAAATAGTACCGCCCCCCTGGTTGGTCGGCTTGTTGTATACTACGTTGCCGCTGGCATCAAAGCTAACCCCGTCGGCTGTTGCCGTTCCAGCGTTTCCGTGTACAGCGTTGTGGCATTCAATGCAAAGTGGTTGTAAGTTGTTCCAGTTTAATGTTACATCTTGATTGTCAATGTTTTCCATGTTGATATGTGTTTTGTGATGCACTATAGTTGCAAGGCCGCCGCATTTGTCGCAAATATAGTTATTGCTTTTCATAAATGCACAACGGCATTGCTTCCATAGTTTGCTTTCATAGAAAGGTCTTGCGAAAGGTTGCGCCATAAAAAAACACCTCTATTCTGGTGTGATTAAACACTACTTAAACTCAGTCCAACAAAGGCTTCGCTAATAATTGGCTTTCCATCTGCTACAGCTAATGCCCTATAATCAATCAATCCGCGCCTAAAAGATGAATCCCGGCTTACTTCCAACATTATAGATTGTGGATAATTCATGGCGTAATATTGGAAATTTCCTAACAATATAAAATCATCTGACAAGAAATCATCTATCACAACGGGTTTCCCTAGAATACGGTCTGGTGCGCCGTCGGTTGCCTGGTTAAACAATGGCCGCTGATTTCCATCTACCATTGCAACAACTTGATTGTAAAGCGTTGAATTGTTCATTGCCCACGCCGCGCCCATGGAATAACCACGGTGCAAGCCTGCTATTGCTTGAACAAAGGATTTGTAATTTCCATCCCCTGAAAAATTGTTTATTGGTGTATTTAACAAACCCGTTGGCTGATTTGTTCCGGTTCCATGTATCGCCGCGTGTTGCAAGGCCGTTATCATAGTTCGGCTTAATTCCTGCTGTAGATAGGATTCAAAGGCCGATATGCTCATTGACCGTGCCGCCGCTGATATTGAGAATACTTTCATCAATTCATGTCCCGCGAATGTAACCTTGGTTGTATGAACCGTGGCCGGGTCTACTTCTTCGCCTTCTACATGCCATTCCGCCATTGCGCTAGGCGTTGCTACAGGTACAGCAACATTGGCCGGGATATTAAACCGTCGGGCTTGTTGGAGTATTCCGCCTTCATTTGCGGCCAACTTGAAGATTTCTTCTAACATCCCGGTAGGAATAACCGCCGAATTTGAACTAGTAGACATAAAACTACTGTCCCGTTTTTCGGCTATGAACGTCTGTTGTGCCTGTATTATAACTGAGGATTCTTCACCGGAAAGCGGCTGATTAAGCATAAACTTATGGAATGCGTTGCGGTATTCCCGGCTGGCTAGTATATCGCCTTGCTGATGGCTAGCACCCGTTTGAATATCCATGCGGGTTATTGGGTTCCAGCTGGTGTTTGTGTTGTTAGTATTGTTAGGATTGCCATTATTTTGCATGGCTTCTTGACTTGAACGCTTCTCGGCAAGATTGGCTTTAGCTTGGGTAAGCCCTTCCAACTCAATGTTAAGCGCGTCAATATCGGCCTTTGAATCTGTACCTATTTCCTTTTTGATTGCCGCCGCTCTGGTTTCGATTTCTTCCAGCGTGGATGTGCGGTAATGGTTGAATGCTTCTGCTATAGTCTTAAATTTCATGATATTTTCATCCTCTCATTAATAACTGGTTACATTTGATTAATGCCGCCGCTTTTATGCCTTCATGTATGACTTGTAAGGCACTGCGGGCTTCTACACTTGTTTCAGGGTAGGCCGGGAATGGTACTATTGATAACTCGTATACTTTTTCTATTTTAAGTATTTCGCGTGTACGCCCTTCCCATTTGTCACCGCCCTCAGGTATCTTGAAAGCAAAACTCATTCCTGATAAATCGCCACGTAACACTGCCGTATGTACGCTTCGGGCTTCTTCGGTGTCTGGTAAAGTTGCTGTCATTTCAAGCCCTGCCGGGCTTATTGTTAGTTGCATGGTTTTAGGCGTGCGGGCAAGTGGGACTTTGTTAAGGTCGTGATTGTAAAGTAGGCGGCAATCGGACAAGTCCGCGCTATCCAATGCTCCGCGCCGAATCACCTCGGTATACTGCCCTGCTGGGCTGTCAATTGTTGTTGGCTTGTCAAAAATTATTGGCAAGCCCGTTATAACAAGACCGCTTTCCCCTGCCGGGGTATTGGCTCTTATTTCTGCTATTCTTTGCTCTTTCATGCTTATTCCTCCAGTTGATACTCGTCTTGGCGTTCCGCATTTACAAAGTTTAATGATACTATTCGTTTGTCACCGTCTGCAACACTTGGTAAGCCTAAAATTTCCCTTGCCTCATTAAAGGTTAGCAAGCCCACGGGCATTACCTTGTTAAGCAACTCGGTTTTTGATTTCAGGGAAGCAAAGTGAATGCGTTTAGATTCAAATAATATGGCGTTGCCAAAAGCCCGCTCTCGCTCTGTGAATACTTTGGCTGTAAATTCAAGGGATAATTGCACGGCAAAAGGTTCTATAACAGATTCGTAAAAAGCGTTGTATTCATCCTCATCATAGGCACTTTCTACAATTTTGTCGGTTATTCCAAGATAGGAAAAAATCTTTTGCCTTGTCGCTTGTTGTTGTTTTTCGTCAATTACATATGGCTTTGAGTCAAGTGGTATATATTCGTGTTTTAGGTCAACCGCAATAATTCCGCCATTGTTTTCTAACTGAAGATAGTCATTCATGAATTGTTTTCTTGCACGTTCCACATCTTCACTATTTAGAACCATCGGAATCTTGAGAATTCCCCTAAGATGCGCGCTTGTTTTAATGCCTTGGATAATTCCTTGATTTTGAGTATGAGCAAGTTCCAATGCGGGTATCAAGGCCGCGTTGGTATCGCCTAAAAGGTCATTATCATTAAAATGCCGCCGCATGTGGATAATGTCATTGTATGGTAGAGTATAGCTGTTTCCGTCGGCAAAAAGGCATTTCATGTATAAAATGCCGTTAGTACCTGTACCCATTTCAACGCTGGCAGGCTTAAAGGGGAAAATACCCTCAATATTGCCGTTTGGGTCACGTTGCAAGAATGCAAATGCGTTGTTATATAGATAATAATGTGTCACCATGCGATATATTGCATCGTAGGCACTCATGTAAGAGTTCCAACGGGTTTGTAACAGACGGTTAAGCTTTGGGGTGCCGTCTTGCCGCTGGTTGTCGGCCTTTACTACATGAATGCCCTTTAGTTTGGCCGCGTTGCGGGCTATTGCATCCACAGCGGCTCGGTATATGTCACTTTCCCACGCGCCGCCGCTCCATGGTGTGAAGTTGCTGGGCGGGGTTAATAGCCCCACTGCGGTTGCAGGGGGCGTTCGCTTGAATAGCTTTGAAAATATTCCCATGGTTCGTTCCTTTCCGGTTATACTGCATTTTCAAGAAGGTAGGCGAACTACTTCCCATGCTGGTTCGTCTTCTTCATCCTCATACGGTTCTGTGTATGAGTTGAAATCTCGCCTAATAAATTTGTTGTAGGTTGGTAGATTTTCACTGGTTGTGTTTACCTGTATTGGTATATCTTTTTCTTTTTGATTTTTGCCCTCGGATTGCTTTTCACCTTTGGGAATGGAGCTAGCATCATAGACTTCCGTAAATGGGTCAATTTTATCGTCACAATCGTCACGGTCATCACCAACGGCTATTTTACAGGCTTTTTCACGTGACGATATATTTTCTTTATCGTCACACTGGAATTGTTTATCGTCACGGGTGATGGTATGTGACGATATTGGTGACGATATATTTTGGATATCATCACTGTTGAAATCCTGTATTTTAGCGGGTTCGTGACGGTGTGACGATTGTGACGATATTTTTCCTTGTTTTAGGGATATGATTGTTCCTTTTCTGGTGTGTCCGCTATTTTCATATTCTATTCCGACCGATTCAAGGTTGCTTTTTATACTGCGCATCCATCTTGAAAGAGCGTTGGGCTTTGCTGGGAACCCTTTTGTGTTAGTAGCAATACCATGATTCCCGGCAATACGAATTAATGCAAAATATAAATCTGTTACTGTTCCACTCCATTCCGTGCGTTCACGCATCCATTCACAGACAAGTGTAGCAACGGGGTCGGCGGCTATAGCCTCAGCGTTTTGGCTTTCAAGGTTGGCGGTATATTCATCCAGAAATTCCTGGCCTAATCCACCAAGGGCTTCACCAATGGCATAGCCCCAACGAGTGAAGTCCGCCATACGTGGCAATTTTTCCAGCTTTACGGTCGGGAATATTTCCATGGCTTTCACCAAGGTATCCATTATGCCGCCCAATATTTCTGCCCGGTCTGCTTCAAATGAAGATTGAACTGCCGCCGCTTCACGCCGCTCGGATTCTGTTATGCGTTCCAATTCAAGCAAGATTGCCCTATCAAGCAAATCTGGCCGCGTGGCAACATTATTAATGCCATTGATTGCAAGACAGCGTTTGAAGGTAAAAATAACATCCTCAGCATTGGTATGGAGTTTTCTTTGCTGAATGCCGCCGCCAGTGATTGCCCGGCATAATGTATCTGAGGTTTCTTCATTAATAAATGATACGTTATCAAATGGAAGGAACCAGTGTTGAGAAAGATTCACGGCTAAAGTACGCGGGTCGTTTTGCAAGGTCATTGTATCAAGCGCGCTAGGGTCAATAAGTTTCTTTAGTAACGCGCAAGTGGTGGACTTGGCCGCGCCTTTTTCACCGAAAATTATCGGCATTGTATGAGGTATATCAGGTACAAAGCAGGATACAAGCCACGCAAGGAAAAGCGTATGCTCGCCTTTTATGTTCACATAGTCAAAAATCTTTCGTATGTCCCCGCCGGGTTGCGGCATAACTTGCGCGGCTTGGTGCTGGTACCGGGCAAAAAGGGTTGGCGAGTTGTTAACGGCTCCCCATCCAGACGGCGTGATTTTTATTGATTGCCATTCAGGGTTTGTAAGGTCGTACCAGAATGTCCCTTCGTCGGCGGCCACACGTGTTGACAATGTTACTTTACCTCGTTTCTCAAAACGGGCTTTAGCTGATAGAACCGCTATAACTTGACCTACGGCTTCACTATTGCAAATACGTCCAGTTCCTTCATGGTAAAGCCTGTACAACCATGTGCGGAAGTCTTCGCCGTTTAGCCTCCATGTTTCCCGG